CGGGAGCGGCGCCCGCTTCCAGCAGTTCGCGCTCAAGCTCACCGCCTGAGTTGTCCACGTCCTGCTCGGAAGCTTCACGGTCGATCATTGTGTCGAGACCTCAAGCTGTTGCGATACTGGAAAAATGTGCTCCGTTCAACGGGGCTACTTGGCGTGCGTGCCCTCAACGCCGCGCGCCATCCGCTCACGGGTCCGCGACAGCAGCGCCTCCTGCGCCGCCTCGACGCCGGCAAGCGCCTTGGCGTTCGCCTCGCAGGCGTAGGGCCCGGCCTGAAAACTGCGCAGCCGATCGGCCACGATCTCCAGTAGCGCCTCGTGCGTCACGCCGTTGACGCCGGCCTCTGCGATCGGCCCGTTCTGGAACAGCACCGTCGCGTGCCGCGCCGGCTCGCCGTGACGCGCCGTGAAGGGGCAGGACGGGTTCGTGGACGTGTCGAACCCCCGGATCATGTAAAGATGGTTGGCGCCGCCCGCGCCCTGATCGTCCTCGACGGTGATCTTCAGCCGATCGTTGGCTTCGTTGACGACGTGACCCTTTAGCTCGCGCATCGTAGTTCTCCGTTAAACTCGGGCCGGCGCCTGTGCCGCGCCCATCGGGGCGCCCCGCCCGACCGGGCCGCCAGGGGCTTGCGGGCCGTTGGCCGCTCCCTGGTGGCCCTGCGCGTCGGGCGCGGCGTTCGGATCGGCGGGCGCCGGGGCGGCCTGCCGGTTCTGCGCGACGATCGAGGGCAGATCGTCCACGAAGGCGTCGGTGAGGTCCATGCGGTCGTCGAGGCGGCGCAGGGTCTCGCGCGCCAGCCAATTCGGCGACAGGCCCTGCATCTGCATGAGCAGGGGCAGCATCTTCTCCCAATTCGCGACCTCGACGGCTTGGTTCGGCTTGCCGGTGGACCCCGCCTCAATCTCAAGGAAGATCTCGTCCGCGATGTCCTGCAGGGTCATCTCGGGCCACGACGCGCCCGCACCAACGATCCGCATGACGGTCGCTTCGGACATCTCGCGCAGCAGGATCTGCCCGGCCCCGCGCGTCACGGCGGTCAGGAAGTTGTCGAGATCGTCCACCGACGCGCTGTCCGACGTCGCGTTGGCGCCGGCCGCGATCTGGTTGGCGGTGGCTGTTCCCTTGCCGGGCACGCCCATCGACGGCGAGGACGAGCCGACCACGAACTGCAGGTCGGCCATGATCTCGTTGACGTCGTAAAGGTTCGGATCGACGCCGGGCACCGGCACCGCCTGCAGGACGTTCGTGATCGGCTTGTCGGGGTCGATGTTGAGGCCGGTCGCAGAGAACGGCCCGGCGGTCTTCAACCAGTCGAGGTCTTCGTCGGGGATCGCGCCCTTGGCGTAGACCCACCGCGGGCGGGCGGCCCGGCGGTGCTCGCGCTTGCCGTCGCGGCTACGGTTGTACTCGGCCTGGATGTCGAGGATCAGCGACACGTCGGACGGCGGGAACACCTCGTCCTCGCTCTCCACGGCGTTGAAGGTCAGCGCCCACACCGGCCAGAACTGGTCCACGTAGACGTCCGGCGCGGCGGGCGGCTTCAGGAAGCCCTGGTGCCCGTCGCAAATGTAGTACACGAGGCCCGCCGCCTTGTCGTAGTATTCCCATACGAGAGCCATGTCGCCGCGCTGCGAGGCGCTATCGCCGTCGCCGTCGCTCGCCAGAAACAACTCGCCCTGGACCTGCTCGTAGCTGCTGTCGGTTTGGTCGGCGGCCTTGCCGGAGGCGTTATAGGCCTTGTAGCTGCGGTCGAGTTCGACGCCGAACATCGACTTCACTTCGTCCGGCGTGAACAGGTACTCCACGGTCAGGTGCCGCGCGCCGACAAAGCCCTCCAGCGAGCGCGTCAGCCGATCGGGGATGACACGGGTCGACTGCGGGAAATCGAAGACCAAGCCCTCGGACACGACGACCTCGGGGGCCGCCTCCAGGGAGGCCACCGCCGCGTGAAGCTCTGCGGTCTCGGCGTCGAGGTCGGGCGACGTGCCTTCATCGACCTCCTCCATGAGACCCTGGATGTGCGCCAGCCGCGTGCGGGTGTCCTCCAAGCGGTACTCGACGCCGGGCGGTGGTCCCATCTTGCGCTGATAGGCGAGCTTCACGTAGCCGACGCCGGTCGTGCAGGCGCGCCGCACGGTCTGCTTCATGCTCTCCTTGAACCCGAGCGGCTGCTGCTCGCGGATCGCGTAGCCGAACAGCTTCTCCAGGGTCTTTGCGATCTTGTTCGCCTCCTGCCGAGCTTGATAGCCCTGCATGAAGTCTTGGATCAGCGCCTGCGCCTGCTCAAAGCCGGGCGGCAGCTGCGGCTCGGCGGCGGGCCCGCCCGTCATCGGGTCGACGCCGGCCATGTGCGGCGGGGCGGCCTGCGCGATAGCTTGCGCCTGCTGGATGACCTGATAGGCCATCATCAGGGACTGCTGGTTCTCGTCCCAGATCTTGAAGTCGAGCTTGTCGACGCGGCGGGCCACCGCCTTCGGGTTCTTCGCGTAGAGCGAGGCCGTCTTCGCCTTGACGTGCCGCCCCGTGATGTTGGCCTTGTACTTGCTGTCGTCCCAGTTCTCGTCGTGGCCGAGCATCGCGATCCGCATGTCGCGGCGCATCCGCTTGAACACCTTCTTGAAGTGGTCCTTGTCGGCGAGGATGTTCTTGCGGATCCGGGCCTGGAGCGCGAGGTCGGCGGCCGACGGCGGCTGCGTCGCGGACGTGGCTCCGGCGTCCGTCGGCGTCGCGCCGGACATCTCCCCACCGCCGTCTGCCGGCCCCTGCTCCAGCGTGTCGAACATCAGTAGCCCCCGCCCGCTCGGATCAGCGCATCACGATCCTGCCGCTTCTGCATCGCCTTGACCCACGCGAACGTGCCCGTCCTCGGCTGCGGCTTCGGCGCTTCCGTCCGGCCACCGCCGAACATACCCTGCATCAGCAGCCCGAAATACGCCAGCGCGTCCACGAAGTCATCGTTGCGCCCGTTGGGGAATTTCAGGAGCTCGTCGATGGCCCTCTCCGTCCAGGCCGCGTGCCGGGGCAGGTGGACCTTGCCCTGCGCCGCCCGGCCGGCGATCGACTGCGCGCGGGCCTCTTTGTTCCCGATCGGGGTGATCTCTCGCACCGGGAAGAAGACGCCCGTCTCCTCCATCCGCTTGCGCAGGAACGGCCCGATCGACTTCGAGATGTGCCCGCGCTCGGCCGCCCACAGCAGGGGCCTCCGGCGGCGGGCCATCGCGATCATCTCCTCAACGATCCGATCGGTGGCCCATCGCTGCCATACACAGTCAACCAGCCATAGGTCGCCGGCCCGGTCAACGCCTCCTGCAAGGAGTACGGATGCGTCGTGGACGGCCTTGTCAGTGCCGACAGCGTGGTCTGAAGTGCAGTAGTAGTTGAGCTCCCCCGGAAGCTCATCCGCGCTGTAGAGATGGATGGTGTCTCGGGTGAACAGCGTTCCATCGACGGCGCTCGGCTGCTGCTGGTAGAGGGCGTGAAACCCGGTCGGGTCGAGGCGCCGCTGCTGGTGCAGGAACTCCTCGTCGAACTTGCGCTTGCCGCCCGACATCGGCCACAGGGCCTGTCCCGGCTTGCGGCCGAGCACGTCGTCATCCATCGCGAGCGCGGGGATGTCGATGATCTTGAACTTGGCGGCAAGCTCGGGATCGTGGAACGGGTTCGTCGGGTCGGTGATCCTCCCGACGGGATCGTCCTCATGCCAGCGCTGCATGATGATGATGACCGGGCTCTCGGCGTTCATGCGCCGGGTCGAGGCCACCTTGACGAACCATTCCCACACCTCCGTCCGCACGGCCTGCGACGAGGCCTCCTGCGCGGACTTGATGAGGTCGTCGAGGATCAGGAAGTCGGCGCCGCGCCCGATCAGGGCCGCACCGCGGCCGACGAAGAAGCCGAGCCCGCCCTGCTGCGTCTGCAAGCGCGCCTTCGAGCCGCCGCCGCGCGCCAGTGTCACCTCGGGAAAGACCTGGCGGTACTGCGGCGTCTGCATGATGGCGCGCACGTCCGAGCCGAAGTCCTCGGCGAGCGTGTCGGTGTGCGCGGCCACGACGACATGCCGGCGCGGGTTGCGCCCGAGCAGCCACGCCGGG